AAAACCAGGGCTTGATCTGAGTCTGCCGTCCGAGGCGCAGTGGGAATACGCCTGCCGGGCCGGCACCGACACGCCTTACAATTGCGGGACGAAGATCAGCGGGGATCTGATCTGTTACGCGAGCCGCGCCCCGGTCGCGGTCGGCAGCCTACCGCCGAACGGCTGGGGATTGTTCGAGATGCACGGCAACGTCTTCGAGTGGTGCGCCGACCACTGGCATGACAGCTACGATGGTGCCCCGGCGAACGGATCGGCCTGGATGGCCGCGAGAGGTGCAGCGCCCCGCGTCGTTCGCGGCGGGTCTTGGTACGACGGCGCGCGCGACGTGCGTGCCGCGTACCGCTACCGCGGCGCCCCGGCGAACCGCGATGACGGCCTCGGCTTTCGCTGCGCCCGAGTTCAGGTAGCGAACCAAGCGGGCGGAGCGGCACAAGTGGCGGCGCCGGCGGACCCGGCGAGACGGCCAGGCGCGGAGCGCGGCCGGCCGCAGGGTCCGACGAGCGACGCCACGCTGCTCCGCGTTGGCGTTTCGGCGCCGGCCCCGCTCCCGCGGGCCGGCGGGCTGCTTATCCGCACGGATCGCGAGGAGCTGCGGCTCGGCCGGCTGACGAAGCCCGGCTGGGCGAGTGAAATCGGCCGCGATGGCTTCGGGCTGTTCGCCGATGTCGCGCTGCCGAAAACCGACGTAACCCAGCGGATGCGCTGGATTCCGCCGGGCCGTTTCCTGATGGGCTCGCCGGAGACGGAAGAGGGCCTCTTCGACTGGGAGGGCCCGCGGCATGAGGTGACGCTGACGGAGGGGTTCTGGCTGTTTGACACGCCGTGCACGCAGGCGCTGTGGCAAGCGGTGATGGGCGAGAACCCAAGCGAGTTCAAGAGCCCGACGCGGCCGGTGGAGCAGGTCAGCTTCGAGGACGTGCAAGCGTTCCTGGACAAAGTGAATGCACTGGTTCCGGGTCTGGACCTGGGGCTGCCGTCGGAGGCGCAGTGGGAATACGCCTGCCGGGGCGGGACGGACACGGCAACCTACGCGGGGGACATGCGCATTGTCGGCGAGAACAATGCGCCGGTGCTGGACGCGATTGCCTGGTATGGCGGCAACAGCGGCGTCGGGTTCGAGTTGGACAATGGCAGCGATTCAAGCGGCTGGCCGGAGAAGCAGTACGACCACACGCGAGCAGGCACGCGGCCGGTGGCGCAGAAAGCGGCCAACCCGTGGGGTCTGTATGACATGCTGGGGAATGTCTGGGAATGGTGTGACGACCACTGGCATGACAGTTACCGGGGTGCACCAACCGACGGTTCGGCCTGGATCGACCCGGAAGGTGCAGCGTACCGCGTCATTCGCGGCGGGTCCTGGAGCGGCAGCGCGCGCTTCGTGCGTGCCGCGTCCCGCTACCGCAACGACCCGGCGAACCGCGATGGCGACCTCGGCTTTCGCTGCGCCCGAGTTCAGAGCGACAGTGTAGTGAGCGAGACGGAGCGAAGGGCAGGAAGGAGCAAGCGCCGGGAGCGGAGCGACCAAGCGGCGACGACCAGCCCGAAGCGGGGACTCCTGGACCGGCTATTCGGCAAACGAAAGCCGACATGACGTGCGCTTTCGATTTTTCCTGGTCCCGGTGCACAGCGCCGAGGATGCGGTGACGGCGCTGAACCAGTTCCTCGTCGGGCACCGTATTCTGGCGATCGACCGCCAGTTCGTCGCCGACGGCCCCAACAGCGCCTGGGCCATCTGCGTCAGCTTCGACGACAGCAACGCGGACGCGACGCCACGCTCGGCGATCGGCAAGCGCGGCAAGGTCGATTTCAAGGACACGCTGAGCCCGCCGCAATTCGCGGTGTTTTCTCGCCTGCGGGCGTTGCGCAAGGAGCGGGCGGATGCCGAAGGCGTGCCGGCCTATGCGCTGTTCACCAACGATCAGTTGGCGGAGATGGTGCAGCGTCGTGTCATCTCCGCCACCGCGCTGCGCGACATTCCAGGTGTCGGCGAGGCGCGGGTCGAAAAATACGGCGAGGCGTTCCTGGACATCGTGAAGGAGGCGGCGCTGCCGGAAGCGGCCACCGCTGAGCATGAAGCGTAGCGCGGTCGGCCTGGCCGAGATCGCCGATCTGCACAACCTGGCGGCGGCATTCCATGCCGCGGCGCGGGGCAAGCGCGGCCGCAGCGATGTCGAGGCGTTCCGCGACAATCTCGATCGCGAGCTGTCGGCGCTGCACGCCGGCCTGCGGGCGGGAACGCTGTCACCAGCACCGATGCGGCGATTTCGCATCCATGATCCCAAGCCGCGGCTGATCCACGCACCGTGCTTCCGCGACCGCGTGGTGCATCACGCGATCATGGCGTATGTCGGGCCGGTGCTGGATCGAACGCTGGTGTTCGACACCTATGCCTGCCGCGCGGGCAAGGGCACGCTGGCGGCGGTGCAGCGCGCCAGCGCGCACGCGCAGCGCTACGACTGGCATGCGCAGATCGATGTGCGCGGCTACTTCGCCAGCATCGACCACGCGATCCTGCTGGATCTGCTCGCCCGGCAGTTCAAGAACCAGGACCTGATGCTGCTGCTGACCCGGATCATTCGGGCGTATGAAGACGCGCCGGGGCGCGGGCTGCCGATCGGCACGCTGACATCGCAGCACTTCGCCAATTTCCATCTCGGCGGCCTCGATCGACGGCTGCTCGAAGTCTGCCGGGTGCAGGGGTTTGTGCGCTACATGGACGATCTGGTCTGGTGGACCGACGACCGTGGCGCGGCCCTAGCGGCCCTCGACGTCGCGCGCTGCTACCTGGCCGAGGCACTGCACTTGCAGGTGAAGCAGCCGGTCCGCGTCGGCCGCAGCCGGGACGGGCTCAGCTTCTGCGGGTTCCGCATCCTGCCGGGGCGCCTGTTGCTGTCTCGCCGACGCCGGCGGCGCTATGCGGCGCTCCGCAAGGATGCCGAGCGCGCCTGGGTGGATGGGCGGATTGACGCGCGGGGGCTGCAATCCGCCTATGCCAGCGCGCTGGCGCTGACCGTCCATGCCGATGCCGCCGGGTGGCGGCGGGAACAACTCCGGCGGCAGCCGCTTGAGCCCGCGCTGGAGGCGCTCTAGCGTGACCGGTGGAGGCAGGCCGGGAAGGTGCAGCGAACCGCGTCATTCGCGGCGGGTCCTGGAACGACAACGCGCGCAACGTGCGTGCCGCGTACCGCAACCACAACGACCCGGCGAACCGCAATGACAACCTCGGCTTTCGCTGCGCCCGAGCTCACGAGCGGGTCGGAGCATCCGCACCTGAACAGGCCGGCTTTCACGACGTCGCCGGCGATGGCCGGCGTTCGCCAAAACACGACGGCGGCCGGCGTGCTGGTAGGGATGCCAGGCGGCGTCCCGAACGCTCGCCGGCCTGTCGGCGCAACGGGTTGCTGACGATGGCGCGGATCATCGACGCCAGCCTGCACCCCCTGATGTATGGCGAGCCGCCGGATTGGGCGAGCGGCTGGGGCCAGGACCGGTTCGGCGTCTATGTCGCCTTCACGATCCGGGCCGTGACGCAGCGTCTGCGCTGGATTCCGCCGGGACGGTTTCTAATGGGCTCGCCGGACGAGGAAGAGGGGCGCTACGAGTGGGAAGGCCCGCGGCACGAGGTGACGCTGGCGCAGGGGTTCTGGCTGTTCGACACGCCGTGCACCCAGGCGCTGTGGCAATCGGTGATGGGCGAGAATCCGAGCCGGTTCAAGAGTCCGGCGCGGCCGGTGGAGCAGGTCAGCTTCGAGGACGTGCAGGCGTTCCTGGACAAGACGAATGTGCAGGTGCCGGGTCTGAACCTGGATCTGCCGTCGGAGGCGCAGTGGGAATACGCCTGCCGGGCCGGGACGGAGACGGCGACCTACGCGGGGGACATGCACATCGTTGGCGAGTGCAATGCGCCGGTGCTGGATGCGATTGCCTGGTATGGCGGCAACAGCGGCGTCGGGTTCGATCTGGAAAACGGATTCGACTCAAGCGGCTGGGCGGAGAAGCAGTACGACCACACACGAGCGGGCACGCGGCCGGTGGCGCAGAAGGCGGCCAACCCGTGGGGCTTGTATGACACGCTCGGCAACGTGTGGGAGTGGTGTGGCGACCACTGGCACGGCAGTTACGACGGCGCGCCAACCGACGGCTCGGCCTGGATCGACCCGGGGGGTGCAGCGAACCGCGTCATTCGCGGCGGGTCCTGGGACGGCGACGCGCGCGGCGTGCGTGCCGCGTACCGCTACCGCGACGACCCGGCGAACCGCAATGACTACCTCGGCTTTCGCTGCGCCCGAGTTCAGAGCGACAGCATTGTGAGCGAGACGGAGCGAAGGGCAGGGAGGAGCAAGCGCCGGGAGCGGAGCGACCAAGCGGCGACGACCAGCCCGAAGCGGCGATGAGGCACGGCGGGGCGGCTTGGCGGATGTCTTAGCCGTGTGCTGGTTGATGATTCCCCCCTACTCCCGACATGGACCGTTATCAGGCATACGTTCGGGCCTAGCTAGGCCGCGTCGCCGTGTTCACCGCGTCGGCGGGACCCACGCCGCCAATCGG